TCAGATGCTGGTGCTGCCTCATTCAACGGTGCTGTTACTGTTGGTGCGGACATTACTGTAACAGGTGGCGATGCTACACTGGGTGCTGCCGGAAATACAACAGCGACGACGATCAGCACGGTAACCAACACAGGAACTAATGTTGGTAAGTCCCTGACCATTTCTGCAGGCTCAACGACTACAAATGGCAACAACCTAAATGGTGGTGATTTGATTCTCGCCTCTGGTGGTGGTGACGGTACGGGCACTTCGAGTATTCAATTCAAGACCAAGGTTAGTGGTACAGATGCCGCCGCAGAACGTATGCGGATTCACACCGATGGCAACGTTGGTATCGGAACAAATGCCCCTGGTAACATGCTTCACATGGCTGGTGCAGATGCGTACCTTTTGCTTCAAAACACAACGGATGAGAATGGTGAAGGTGAGGCAGAAACTCGCGTTCTTTTCGGTGATCATTCAGGTACTGGTTTAGCAATGATCGAAGGGAGTCATAGCGGCACAGGCAATGACACCAAAGGTAAGCTTATTGTTTCAACCAATAACGGTAGTTCGATAACGGCTGCAGTTACGATTGATGACACCCAACTGGCAACGTTTGCAGGCGACGTAAACGTTAGTGGATCGACGGCTCATGCAGCATCGTTAACGGTTGATGGTGCTTCAGCTTCCATAGCTTTGAAAGAAATGGCAAACGCGCCTGCAGACACAGCAGCCTTTGGTCAGTTGTGGGTGAAAAGTGAATCACCTAACGAGTTGTACTTTACAAATGATGCTGGTAACGACATTCGACTTACAGAAGGATCGTCTGCTGCTGGCGGTGGTGGGACTACGCTGGACGCAAACCTAATTTTTCATACCCAAGTATTTGGACGATAAGGAAATACAATGGCAGTAATTGCAAAAGAACGCTTGAGTGGAGCCAATGATGGTCTCGGCATTAAAATTGGCGCGACAACTGCGGGGAGTGCAGGTACAACGATTCATCAGGCTCAGTCTGGAACAACCGCAGGTTTGTTTGATGAAATATACATTTATGCCACCAACACGAATACATCGGCTGAAACCGTAACTATTCAGTTTGGTGGTCACACAAACCCTGACAACCATATTGTTAGTGTGGTTCAGCCAAATGAGACACTTTTGGTTGTTCCTGGCTTAATTCTACAAAATAGCAAAACAGTCACTGCAATTTCCACCACCACAAACAAGGTAATCTTGCATGGCTTTGTAAACAGGATTTCTGCCTCGTAATGGCTCGACGATCAACCACCACGGGAAACTTCAGTCATACCAGTTTGGGTAGGAACTGGCATGCTCGTAAAGGTTGGCGTCGATTCTTTTTTAGTGACGCCCGTTGTAGGCTGCAGAATGACCAAGGGGTAACTGTAAGCGGTAATCCTGCTGCGCCTTGCTCAGTAGATGAAAGTTCAGGCAACACGGTATTTACTTTCCTTTCAGGTCATAGTGGTGCGATAGCGGGGGGGTTCAGTCTCGACGGTCTCGTCGCCGGAATGCCCCTACTTACGGATGAAGGCAGTGTTCTTACGTTCGATAAACCGTTTGTGCTGAAAACAATGATTGAGTTGATTTCAATCAGTGGTGATTCTTCTGATACGGATGAGGGCTCGTCGAATGCACCTCAGTTTAGAACTCATCCTCAAGTTACGATGGGATTGACAGAAGAGACGGGTGTAGACTTTGCTAATGACTCTGCAAGACATGTTAGTTCTGGAGTTCGTATTGGTGCTCGCAACCGTGTAAGCGAAACTGTGGGTGAGGACGCCAAATATCTTATTGAAACATTAGCTTCTGGCGGTTCTGGTCAAGCCGCTACAACTGTTAGTTCTGACAACTGTATTCTTTATATATCTGAGTTTCATATTGGCCCCGACATGGCTACGTCAACCAACAATACTAGAGTTTTTCGGCAGTGCTTCAAAGCTTCTGGAGATAACTATGTCATACCTGTAGCTGCTTTGACAGACGTAGACACCAACGCAAATCAAGGATTTGATAACGGTAACTTACCAGTTACTTTATATGCTGCTGTTCAAGATATACGAACCGACGCTTTTAGCGGTAACACCCCATGTGTTTTAACGTGCCGACTTTGGTACATGGTAGAAGCTGATTACTACAACGGTTTTGGTGGGAGCGGATCGGCATGAATCGAGTACCAGGAAGTATTACCAATCGTGAAGTTGGTATGCGGAGGCGCAAACACTTGGGTTGGCGAACGTTTGACCTTTTAGCACCAGACGTTGTAGCAGAAGACCCAAATGGTCATATTGCATCAGCAGCAACGACAGGCGGAAACTCGGTGGTCACGTTTGCTACGGCTTGTAGTCACAATTCAAACGATGGCATTGACATGGCGGTTTTCGGTGTACCGCTTACGAATAACTATGGCGACTCAATAACGTATACCACACCGTTTTCTTTAAAATTTCAGATCGAGTTTATTTCATGCACTGGCGATTATAACGGCGGGAGTCAACCAATACCCTGTTTTGGTATGGGGATTGGACAAAACGCATCTGATTTTGACAACACAAACAATCACTTTTTGATGCAGGGATATAAGTTCGACTCTTCCGCAGATCCACCAAAACTGAGAATGTATAACAATCGATCTAGCGGTGAAACGGGTCAGACCGTGAACACTGGATCTTCGATGAACGCTGGACACGGGTTGCAGCATTCAACGATCTATGTTGGTCCGGCTGTTGGATCGAACAGAGATTCAGAAAGTGTTTCAATCATTTCGAATGCAACTCAATATTCAGGCACCTCCTACCAGCAAGTCAGCACGCCGACTGGTTTAAAGTACGATTTCAATTTGTCGTCTACGTTTGATTCAGATAATCAAATTTATTTGTACGCATTCTTTGGTACAAACAACGCACCCTACGATTTTAGTAGTAGTGGAACTGTGCCCGTACTTACTTGTAGATTACGGTATTTAGTTACATCTGATCCCGGTGGATGGGGAGGCAGTGGAACATGACAACCGATGATATTAACAACTCTCAAACAACAGCGCGTGTTGACAGTGGCGAAACTTCTCAAAGAGTAGACGGAGTCACTACGAGTTGGAATGAAACGATTATTCGTGCCAGTGTGGAGCAACCGATTTGGGATGCTGCTTTGGCATCTGCTGATGACGCCCTTGTTTTGGTACAATGGCTCGAATCACTTAGACCGTAGGAGACACCATGGAAACTTTGAAAACAAAACTCTCATCACGCAAGTTTTGGGCTGCATTTCTCGGAGCACTTTTGCCTCCGGTACTCGCATTTGTAAGTGAAGACATCGCACTTGGTGAAGCACTCAAGCTTACTGCTGGTGTTTGTGTATCTTACATTCTTGGCCAAGGCTATGTTGACGCGGCCGAAAAGAAATCCGTCGCGACAACTGGCGAATGAGATAACAAACTAAATGGCGATTACTTCTACCAAATTTGACCGTGCTGTATCCTACAAGGTTCTGCACGATGCGAACATGACCAATGCAGCACAGAAAAATGTCACGGACGGTCCTGGCAAGCTGCATTCGGTAAAGATCGTCAACGGCAACAATGCTGCGGTTTATGTAAAGTTGTTTAATAATTACTCCGCATCAGTAGGCACCACTGCGCCGGATTGGGTTCTTTCTTGTCCGGCCTCGTCCACATATACGTATGAGATTCCTGATGGGATTTCATACGATGCACTTACGGTTTGTGCTACTGAAAATGGAACGCCATCTGACAACACTGCGCCAAGTGTTTCTGGAAATGAAACGATTGCTGTAACAATTGTAACGAGTGTTTAGATGGCTAATTTAACGTCGAGTCTGACTGATCTTGCAAGCAAGCTTGTAGTTGATGTCAAAGCGGATACAAACGAAGCTGAAAACGTTACTGCTGCGTCGTCTGGAAAAGTATACATCATCAGTATTGATGCGACGGCGGGTACACCGACCACAAGTGAGCCTGCTTGTTATGTGAAGATTGCTAATGCATCAAGCATCACTGGTGGTGGAGTTTCTTCTACTATTCCGACCATTACTTTGTATGCACCGATTGGTGTTGTAACTACATACGTAATTAGTAATGGTTGGGACTTTGATGTTGGGCTTTCATTTTGGTGCGTTACAAGTGCTGCATTGTCAGGTGACGATAGTCCAACTGCAGACATTAAAGTAAGTATTGTTTCTTCATAGGAGTAAAAAATGACCGACGAATATATTAGCCTTGCCTTGAGATACTCAAGAACCAAAACACCAAATCTAACAAAAGCAGTTACCAATTTTTTGCTCGCTATTGATGGTCTCAAGTCTAAAATTGCAGATCAAGAAGCTGAAATACAAAGCTTGAAAAAAGCTGCCAAGGCTGCACCTAAGAAAGCGCCAGCTAAAAAAGCACCAGCTAAAAAGAAGCCAGCCAAAAAGCCAGCCGCTAAATAGGCTTGTGAAGGATGACTAAAATGGAACCTGTAACTTTGACAACGGTAACTGTTTTAGCGGCTTTGGGGGTGGGCTTTGGTGCTGGTTGGGGTCTCAAGCCCGATGCAGGCGTTAAAGCGATTGAGGCGCAAACAGAAGCCATTCGAGAACTGAATAACGGTAACGAAGCGTTGGTCACTAAAGTTCAAGAGGTAGCGGTCGAAGAGGCAAAAAGGGAGTCTGCTATTGCTGACAAACTTACAGACATGCCACCGCCTTGTATTACGGAGTTAGGTGGAGACCCCATGTCCCTTCAATGTATGTGGGCTTTGTGTATTCGAACCGGTGAAACAGATAAGCAACGATGCGAGCCATCCAAGTTGACGGATAAGCTACTCGGGTCTTATAGTTGTACTGAACTTGAGTGACAGGAGTTATCATGGATTTTAAAGATATGGTGGTGCCTGGAATCACTTTGGTATTCGCAACCGGTATTGCATTTGCGTCTTTCGAATCTGCTGCTCAAGATGTCGATGAACTTGGTACACGTGTCAGTGCGCTCGAAAACAAGAAAGCTGTAAGTGTAGGAAAGCAAGAAGTTGTTGACGTTAAGATTGAAGGCATTGAGCAACGCTTGGATAAGATGGAAGAGATTGTTCAAAAGATGCTTGAAAACCAACAAAAACAAGCAATTAACATCGCCCAAATCTGCCAAGCCACCAACGCAGAATGTAGTCCATAATATGCGCCCATTTATTTTAGATTATGTCGAATCTCTTGGTCACACTGTGTTCGAGTCAGGTGAGTACAACCTGAACATCATAGGAATACGTAGCCGGAATCACAAAGCCAACAGCTTTGATGACCGCATCTGTGTTGTATTCAAGGATGAGCAGGGTTGGATCACCCGTACCTGGGAATGTACGACTGAGCCTGGAAGTTATTGGCTTGAAAATCCCTCTCGCGTAGAAGGAACTGCTATCCTTGTACCTGGACAATATCGATCTGTTTGGAAGATTGATAAGCACCAGGGGAGGTACGATGCGCTCTGTCAGAGGAACGGTACGGTCAAAACTTACCGGGATAGCAATAAAGACGACGTTATTGACCTTGACGTACAGTCTATTACTGAAGGCTATTATGGAATCAATATCCACAAAGCGGGCTCAGCGTCAACGCAAGTAGACAAGTGGTCAGCAGGATGCCAGGTATTTAGTCACAGCAAGGACTTCGAAGAGTTCATGTCGATTTGCTACGCGGCCCGAGAAAAGTGGGGCAACAGCTTTAGTTATACTCTGATTGACGAACCGGAGTTTTGATGGAAGCCCTGGTAGACACACTGCTATCAGGGGGTCACTTAGGCGTTTTTGCAGCGTTTCTGGTGTATCAGTTCATGGCTAT